CATTGTAGCATAATTAAGGGTATATTCACCACTAGTAATCATTCTGATATAAGCACCAGCACCAAAATATGCCATTAAATCAAATGCTCTATCGAGAGTTCTAACAGCAGTTTCGGGGGTTGTACCATCATTATCATCACTACCAGCAACAGATACATAAATTGTGTTATGATAGTCAGCATGACGGTGTGGTGAGATAAGGTTAGCAAGAGTTCCATCCTCTTTCCATTCGTTTAAGATACCTTCTACGATATTGAATACGTTATTACTGCTATCATTCATAGCTGTAATTACCTCATTAACCTTAGCTGTCATTTTACATAACAATTCGTAATAGCTCAACGAATCATCATACACCAAAGGTAAAATTTTATAGCACCAAAATCTAATTGTGTTAATAGCCATACAATCACCTCAATAAACAAGCATGAACAAGTCACTTAACCTGTCAATAATCAGCATATCAATGTTCAAAAATGTGTCCCTATATTCCTGCAACATTTTACTAAAACTTTTATCTCCTCTTTTTCCTCTAACGTGCTCTAAATAGTCCTCTGTGTTTTTGTAATCGCTTGCATTTTTGCTTGTGTCATCGTTTCTTTCTGCTTCTGTCAGATATTTCAGAGAAGCTATACCATTTACACCACCCTGTGGTGTATCATGGTAGTATCTCCACCTATCACTATCTGTCTTGCTATTACCTTCGCCAGTTCCATCTTTATGATGGTCAGTGGTAACATCAACATCATACATAGGATTGAACTTAATAAGTTCACTAGCATATAACTGATTGTAGAACGGCATTATTTCATTCATTTCAGCCTGTAAAAACAGTTTCCATCTACCAACAGTTTCACAGCCAATTTCCCTAGTGTAGTAATGTCGAAGAATTTTTGTTTCAAGAACACTACGATATGATTCGTCAAAAATAGGGTAATAGAAGTCAAATATTTTAGTTCTAGCTTTAGCTATAATTTCATCAACGTGTTTATAGCCTTGACTTTCAGTATATTCAGCATAAACTTCACAAATATAACGAACTTCAGTAGTATAATGACTCACAATTTATCACCACCTTTAACCGAAACTTGAAACCTCATGTAATTCGCCTTCGCGTTTGGTATCACTTTCACCCTCAAGAATATACTGTTTGCTAACCTCACGGTAATCTTCACGGTAATCAACCCAAACATCCAGTCCGAAAATCTCATTGATTTTCTCACACGCCTGTCTGCGACTCTCTAAACGTGAATATCTACTAGCAATTACAGCACCCATCTGTCTAACAACTTCATCTGAAACCATACGTTCACGTTTTTGCATATTAACATTACTTATACCTAAATATGTTAATGCTTCGTTCCATAACTGTGTTTTCAATCCGTATAATTTATCAGCAACATATGGTGCTCCAGTATTTAATACCTGTAAGCTATTAGGGTCTAACTGTTTGTCACCAAAAATAACAGGTTCGTTACCATCCCATTTCTGATACATATTAACAAGTGATAACCGCTGTTTTTCAGTTCCACGAATCAACACTGGAGTTTTCTGTGCTCTAGCGTTTATCTCAATGGTTCTGTCTAAATCGTACATCCTATCAGCAAACATAACGCAATCAGTGACGCTATTACAGTGCAGATAGTTATTATAAATAATAACACTATTCTCACGGGTTAAATCGCGATTGTAGCCGTTTACAGCTATCGCTCTCCTTTCGATAGGTATTCTATATACATCGAAGTTACCACTGGTAAGACATTGCAGACACAGATAACCTAATTCTTCATCCTCAAAGAACACTGCTTGACCGTCAAAGAATAGCGTTAATTCGAGGAAACGAGGGTCAACCGTATCGGGCAAGTTTTGCCAATCAAACATTGTCATTGATAGTTCAGCCAACCGCTTAAAATACTGATTATTACTAATGTTATTCTTAGCAGCCGAAACATCAAAATCTGTCATTCTGTTACGAAAACGTCTACCCACTATTTATCACCACCTTTTAGCTTAAAAATCCGTTAGCCGTTGAATAATTACAAGGGTTAGCTGTATCAGCCCAAAAACGTATACCGTTGTCATAGCAATCAGCGATATATTTAGCATCATCGGCTGGCAATTCACCGTCAACATTTGCACCTATTGTTTTAACATAGGTCCAGCGTGTACGTTTGTGATTATTAACTGTTCCCCATTCACGCTTTGTGTAACCAAATGCGTCAAAAAATTGGTCTATTGCTTTGATGTAGTTATATGGTAGTGTCATGCACCCACCCTTGAATTTTAATCGTTCACTAGCTACGTCATTACTACCATTATTAAATGAACCTTTGCTAATATCAGCTGATATACTAGCAGTATAATCTTGAGATATAACATCAGTAATAGCTGAAACACCTGCACCAAGACCACCAGTTAATGCTCCAATTAAACCGCCACTACCAGTACCATTTGCAATACCCATACCCACCTTGGATACCGCTCCAACAGCTAAAGGAACACTGTTTTGTGCAAGCCAAGCTGTGTATGCATCCATACTCCAAGAACACTGTGGAAAACCTTGAATTGATAACTTTTCGGGTCTGTATTCTTCTTCGCCAACAGGTGCTGTATTATTTGGTCCATTTTTGTAGCTAGTTGGGAACAAAGTTATTTCAACAGGGTAAGTAGCATTTAGTTTAATAATAAAGCGTGGTCTGCGTTGCACAAAGAACTCATATCTACATATCAGTGATTGAGTGTTTGGTGCATCCACATGGTAAAAAGTATAAGGATAAGTGTAACATTTAGCATTTCGTGGTGTGTAGCCATCTAGTGCAGTATTTTTAGAAATAGCTGTCATAAGGCAGTCAAGTGTTGTTGCCGTTGACATTAGTATTTTTCGGTCAGGATATGTAGTTAAAATGTCATCCTCACTGTCTAGTCCTATTGCTATTAGTGGCATCATATAAATGTTAGTGATAGTGTCAATAGCTTGTGCTTGTGCGTTAATAAAAGATTGTAACGCTTGTATTTCAGTGGGGGATGTACCATATACAAATAATTCAGCAGCACTGTACACACCACATATCATACTACCCTCACTAAATCCAGCACCACCACCGCCAGCAGTTTGTGGATTTATATATTGCACAACAATGCCCATGTTTATACCAAAATCACCTTGATTTACAGGGTTTTGAACTCCAGCTCTACGGCTACCAATAATTTCATATGTTCCGTTTAGTACGTGTTCACCAATTCCAACAGGTTCGGGTAAAATATTTTCGCCTATTTCATCACTAGCTGGTGTTTCACGTTCAATAAAACATTGATGTAAAGTATAGTCAAAGAACCACGTCTGAATAGGGTCAATGGTAAAACGTACTTCTGCAACATCGTCATTTATATACTCGACATTGTTAATAAAAGCGTAGAACCATTTATTACCGTATGATGTGTTTTGAAACATCATATAATTACAGTCATAAATAGCATCCGCGGATACCTCAATCCTAGCATAACCACGTTGCACACGTTGGTATGTTAAGGCTGAAAATGTCCGCTTAACTTTACTGTTAAAATACGCTGTCTGCGCTGCCTTTGATGCGAACCAGAGCGTATCACTCTGGTTCTTATCAATCGGCACACCAGTCAGCAATTTAATTGTACTGTTTGGTGCGATGTACATTTAATCACTCCTTACGGCAATTGGAACTTCCAATTTGTCAGTTCGTTAGCTACAAGGTCATAAAATTCTAAGTGCCCACCTGAAATTGCAGAATTAAGGCATCTCATTACAGCATTTGTTCCATTAAGAACTAAGCTAACGGGATAAATAAACGCATTTTGTTCAAGGGTATCTTGTGTTCCGTACAAGAAGAACAGTTCTCCGTTATTGAAATGACTCAATGCCTGTTGATATGTTATATCAAAGTATTCGGTTTGATTGACATCATCAACAACATATGGATATGATGCTACACCACTACCACCTCCACCACTTTCACTCCACTCAAGACCTGTACCGCCACTGTTGACAGCAAGAACCTTACCACCATCGGAAGAAGTATAAGTGGGTAATTCAGAGGCATCAGCATTAAACACAGCTTCAAAGTCAGAGATTGTCATCTTCTTGGTGATACCATTTGGGTTATTGTAATACACATAGTTATCATCACGATAGAAATTTAAGGGAATCATAGAATCACCTACCATCAAACTGTGTCATTACACCATCGTTAGTGTCAGACTTAAAGCTAATCATATCAAGAGTCGGTGAATTGTTATCTGTACTATCGGGATACACATTTGTGAAATATGCACAATAGCCAAACTCAAGCACTGAGTCTACAATATTTAAATAATAGACACCAACACCACCATTTGGTGTTGGTATACTTATTACAGCTACTTTACCAGTAGTAGCAGCCGTTTTTAACTCATTAAATGTTTTATCAATCGTTCCGTTATCTTCATCATAATTTACTAACATTATATCTTCTCCTTCCTCATCATCACCACCGTCACCACCGTCACCACTTCCAGTAGTAGCATAGATAAACGGTGCGTACTGTAATTTACTATCATCGTTATAAATCACATCTGTACCTGCGTCATACAGGTCAGATGATTTGTACATTTTCGGTACTTTCATTATACCACCAACCTTTCAAAAGAGGGCAGACAGTTTATACCATCTGCCCATTTGATTAGACAACAGGTTCAAACTCGATTTCTGCTCCAACAGTAAGTTCGGTATTGTCAACCTGTGTGGTAGACTTAAACTGAGTACCATTTACCTCGGCATACAGATAATCGTGGAATCCTTCTCCATCAGCATAGAACGCAGACGCAGGAATAATGATAGCACCATATCTCTGAATAGCTACGCCAGCTTCAACGGCACTCTGACTCTGAATAAGACTTACGTCACTTCTTGTAAGACCTACGGCAGAATCGTCAACAATAAGACTGGCAACCATAGCAGTATCTGAAAGAGATACATCTCCTACCAACATAGAGAAGCCTGTAGGTGTAGCGGTGAACTGACTGGTAGCAAAAACGACAGCATTGCTGAACGGTGAGTAAGAGATAGTTTTCCAAGCGTTGAGGAAATAATTTCTATACAGACCGTTTGCAACATATACATCTGTGAATCGCAGAAGGTTATCGTAGAACTGAAACCATTCTCTGTCAACAGTGATTGCAATTACTCCACCCATAAGGGAAAGCTCATCAGCAGTAACCTCTTCCAAACCATCGCTCTCTTCTCTGATAATATCAAACCGCTCATTATCGAAAGTGGTGAAGTCATCAATGAGATGAAGGTTTCCCATGAAATCTGCCTTATCCATGTTAAATGCAGAAGCCAAAACATTGACATCATACATTGCGTTGAAATCAGCACTCATAAAGATAACCTGGTCAGATTTTCTTGTATTTGTGTGTACACCGCTTTCGTTGTACATTGTGTTAAGAAATTCAAGTCTGTTTGACGTTCCTCTAAATGCAACAGCTGCGTTTTTAATGTCAGAACCATCTACAGCAATAGGATACATCTTTCCGTGGGCAACTCCTTTAATGAGCATGTACTTAAACAGTAAAAACTCATCATATTCGAGTGCTGTATATACGGACTGAATGATGCTAGCAATTAACTCACTTACACCGTTAGCAGAGAGGAAAGCACGTTTCAACTGTTCGTCCTCAATAGTAACAGGATACTGTAGTTTAATGTTCATCATATGGAAGGCAGAACGAACGTCAGGAATTGTACGTCTGAACTCTCTATCCTTAGCCTTCTCTACGTTAAATTCTCTAGCTTTAGCAATGTTTACGAATACCTCTTCAACAGTTTCACCAAATTCAAGATAACCCTTCTTCAATCCGACATAAGGGTTGTTAAATGTTGCACTCTTAGCACGTACAAGGGCAATACGGTTAATTAGTGCATTAAGGAACTCATTTTTGCACGCAGGTGAGTCAAAAAGTACTTCACCAACCTTAGGAATATCTGTTGCTTTTTCTACAGTGGGAACAAGGCTCTGATATTCCTGTGATGCGTTCTGTCTGATAACATTAAGAATATCAATTGTTGACGCATTTAGCGTCGTAACTGGAATACGTCTAGGCATATAATCACTCCTTTATACTAAACAAATCTTCAAACTTTTTCTTGACAGGCTCAGGCTCAGGTTCGGGTTCAAAGGTTTTCTCATCCTTAGAACCAGTGTTGAAAAACCTGTCACGGTATTTCTTACGCCAATCTTCTACTTCTTGTACTTTTTCTTCATACTTTGTTTTGTAAGTTTCTTCGTCTTTGTTTTTGCTCATACTCTCAAATGTATCTGTAACATCTTCGAGTAAACCTATTGACTCATCAGACGCATCGTCTTTGAGCAATCCTTTGATACTATTTAACAGTTCTTCCTGTGTACGTATTGCCATTTTATCGTTCCTTTCTTAATACAATACTGGGCTTCTAAGCATCATCCAAATAGGTAGCTTTCCTTTGCGTTTATTGCCACCGCCACCGCCATCAGACGGTGTATAATAACTCTTAAACCAAAAGTATAAACACATCACATTGTTTAATGTTTCAGACTGAGTTAAAAATCTGTTACCAGCTATCCAGTGATAGGTAGAAGGGTCATCGTTTTTGTGTTGCTGAATATAGTCATATGCTTGCTGTGCATAAGCAAATCGTTCAGTCATAGCATTGCCTGGAACACCCTCCCAATAACGACACCATTGGTCTACTAACGTATACAAGTCTGTTTCGGTTGAAGCTAGATAGGCATCAAAGTCATCGTTTTGATAATGTCCAGCCCACAATCTTTCTACAAATACGATGTAATATAATTGTGCATTTCCATCATCTACAGCGTAACCATTGTTTACACACCAGTCATGCATACGAAGTAATCTCATATCAGCACCATACGGACCTTGTGTGTTAGTAAAACCACCTATACCATAACCGCCTTTATTTGGGTCACTATAATTATAAATATAATCCCAAGGCATTACAATAAGTGACTCCCAAATACCAGCGTTTACTGTTGATTCTCGCCAAAAGTTTCCGCAAATTGCTGCGATAACTAAATCACTAACACTACCGAAAACTCCATCCATTAGACCATAATATGCTATGTACGATTCGTTAATACTATATGTCTGTCTTTTTACCCTATCACCACTGTTTCCTTCGATTGTAGTAACAATACCGTTTGCATATGATTCTACAATTCCTGTATGGTCTAATCCCATAACCCTTGCTGGTGTTCTTGGTGGGTCATTAATCCAACTAAAGAAAGCAATATCACCCTTTTTGGGAATATAATTACCACCGTAGTATGGACTTGGTTGTAGTCTATGGTTGTTCTGAAACCATTCTGCTCCATAACCAACAACAGCATATCTAGGGAAATCTTCAGTATCACTTGTTATGGTAGAAGTATCGACAAGATTATATCCAGCTTCATTAGCGCACCATGACATGAATATAGCACACCAATCAACCCTATAATTAAACCCATACCATGTGTAATACTTGTATCCACTATTTCCTAACTGTGACTGAGCTATAGCAACCATATCTCTAACAGCCATCAGAAATCACCGCCTAGTAAACACTTCCAACATTCGTTACCGAATACACCATCGTTTTCACCATTTGTTCCCACCTCATACCCATAAGCGCGCATGGTAGTTTGGAACGTGTCAATGGCATAGACAGTATTCTCGCCTGCTATACCGTCTATCACTAATGGTTTACCATCAGCACCAAGAAAGTTAAGCAAACGTAGAACGGTTTGTAACACATACACACTTACTCCCTCAGAATCATATTTAACCGCTGAAAACATGTTATTTATTCCCCTCAATCTTAGCTGACAGTTGTGTGAGTGCTACTGTGTTGTTGTTTAACGCTTCTGTAATCTTTTCCATCTCAATCTTGTGATTTTCGTTAGTTCTATTTAGCATCCATAGCATAGCAATACACATAGCAATAGGAAACCCCAAAGAACCAACCAGCTGTGTCAAAACTGTAACATCCATTCCATCACCACCTTTGCAACAGGACACATTTTCTCTTATTATTATAGCACATCCCTTGAACGATTGCAATATGTGTGATATAATAATAGTAGAAAATTGTTTTGGAGCGTGAATTATGGCAGATTCAAAATATTATGATGGAACGAAATTATTGTCATTAAGTGACATAAATGGTAACAAGCCTGAGATTTATATGTGTACTACGAATAGAACAGGCGGTAAGACAACCTATTTCGGGAGATTAGTTGTAAACAATTTCTTCAAAAGAAGTGAGAAGTTTGCTCTGCTTTATCGGTTTAATTATGAGCTTGATGACGTTGCAAACAAGTTCTTCAAGGATATAGGTAGTTTGTTCTTTCCCGATTGGCACATGAAGAGTGAAAGACGTGCAAAGGGTATATTCCACGAATTGTTTTTAGAACGAGTCGGAGTTGAAAATCCTGAACCTTTTTCAGTCGGCTATGCTATATCACTAAATAGTGCAGACCAAATTAAAAAATACTCACATCTATTTAGTGATGTAAGTAGAATACTGTTTGACGAATTTCAGAGCGAAACAAATCATTATTGTTCTGATGAGATTAGTAAGTTTATAAGCGTACACACAAGCATTGCTAGAGGGCAGGGAGAACAGGTTAGATACGTACCAGTTTACATGCTTTCTAATCCTGTATCGTTAATAAATCCTTACTATGTAGAGATGGGAATTTCTGAACGCCTTAGAGATGATACGCACTTTCTCCGTGGAGAAGGTTTTGTGCTAGAGCAAGGCTTTATTGAAAGTGCAAGTATTGCACAAAAACAAAGCGGATTTAATATGGCATTTACACGTAATAAATATGTTGCATATTCATCCGAATGTGTATACCTAAATGACAATACAGCTTTCATTGACAAACCGATAGGAAACGGCAGATATTTAGGCACAATACGTTACAAAAGTGTAGATTATGGTTTGCGCGAATTTGCAGAACAAGGTATCGTATATTGTGACAGCAGACCAGACCTGTCATATCCGTACAAAATATCGGTAACAACGGATGACCATAATATAAATTATGTTATGCTAAAGAGAAATGATTTATTTATCACGCAAATGCGTTACTTATTTGAACATGGTTGTTTTAGATTCAAAGACTTACGTAGCAAAGAAGCTGTGATGAAACTTATAAGCTATTGAGTATCCACGTTTGTAGACCCGTATGCTCTGTCAAGATAGCACACTTGGAATATAGTGCTTGATAAGATTATCGGTTACGCTGACCGCTTACGTTTCGCAAACGTATAGGATATAAAGAAGGGAGTAGATTTATCTACTCCCTTTGATTTTATTAACACTTTGTTTCACCAAATATTCTATCTGATATATCGTCAAGAATCGTATTAACTGACCGCTTATAAAGTTCATCCGTGTCATACACCATAATGTGAACAACATCGTCATGTGTTCTAACGGCAATCTGATAACCAGCACAGATGCTTTCACCCTTCCAGTAAACATCATCGTAACAAATCTTATACACCTTTACACGGTCATCACCGAATATCTGACAAAGCATATTATCGACAATAGCAAGTTTTCTTAATATCTTTTTATCTATTCTTTTGCTTGACATATTTTTACCCCCTTAATGTAAACTCTGTTTCTTTTAATACTACACCACCAGCTATGCGTTTTGGTAACAATTTTCCTGGCACTTTAAGATTAACTTTGAAGTCTGACAATGTTCTCGGTTTAGTGTTACCATTATCATCAAATAAGAAGTCAATCTCAGCATCACTCATCTTAGCCTTTTGCTCATCTGATATTACTCTGTTTGATAGGGATGCTTCAAATAGCTGTTTACATCTATCAGGCATCCCTGCGCATTTAATACTGTAATATGGTGAATCAATAGGTTTCAAATCTTCTGCAACCACGTGCTCGATGTATGTTTTCTGTCTTACGAAAATAGCATCATCCCACTGTGATTCTAGTTTCCAGCAACAAAAGTTCCTATCGTGTACCTTAATACCAACAATCTTTTGCGGTTCTAAATCACAATGAATGGAGTCTGTATCTGCGTAAATAAAACCTCTTTTATCGACACCGTGATAATTAGCTTGTGCTGCACGAATTGTAAAATTTCTAGCGTATGATGTTACAGCACTACCAGCTGCTATATACACTGTATCTTTGTCGTGCTGTGGAACAGGAATAAAACCAATCTCTGTGTCTGATTTGTCGTAAATCAGCTTAAATGATGAGTTATCATTAGTAGCTAATTTACCATACAAATTATTGAGAAAAAGTTTTGCTAAGGTTCGCATAGCACCTTTCGATTCTAGTTTTATTTTCTTGTATATGTCTATATACTCATCAAACACACCAATCTCAGTATTAAAGTAACAACCGTCGAGGATTTCAAAATCCTCAACGTCATAATGTTCTAGGAACAGTTTGTAATCAACACACGTTAATGTAAGAGTAACAATAGTAGGTTTCTTTACACCGTCATCATACGTGTATTTGAAATATTTGTGTACGTTTTTATCCCAATAATCCGATGTTGTCAAACACTCATTCCCGTTGTAATGCTTATCACCCTTTATCTGTATAAACGGTAGCTTATTCTTTTTAAGATAAAATCTAGTCTTTATTCTAATAAAGAAATAGCGATTATTTCGCAAGGCTTTATCGGGAATTTCGTTACCCTTCCAAAACCATGGATAACCAACAGGGTAATAATTGCCTGACTCACTATGCATCATTGAAGGATACAAACTATTCACATCTGCCGTTGTACCATCGTGAAACACTTTATTAGCTTTTCCTCTCACAAGATAACACCAACCACCTTTATACGAATGTCTGATATATTCATCAGCGTTCGATGCACCATATAACTCTTTGTCGAGTGTAACCTGTGACAAATCGGGAAACATAGCTTTGAACATATCTTTGCCAATAATAGATTTATATTCTGACAAACAACACGCACCTATCGTTAATTTGTTGTGTCCTTGTTCAAACATAAATTCTAATGCTTCTTTGACAACTAATACGTCATTTCGTATGTATTCCTTCTCAGCATCAGTTATCTCACAACCAGCGTAACGGAAACCTGTGTATTCCATATCTAACTTTTGATGTTTCGTATTAAAAGCTTTACCAATAGCTTTAACTGAAAATGGCATCAATTTCAGAGAATCTCTCAATTCTATTGTAATATCTTCCAGTCTAATCGTAATCGTATACCATTGCCCACGGTCGGATATGGAATAAATTACAGAATTGCTAGGCATTTCCTTTTTTGATACCCATTCTGCTGTTGTATAATCGTCATCAATCATTGTGAACGCTTGCTTAAATTTGAGTTTTTTGATTAGATAATAAAGCCAAAATTCACCATCAAATTTTAAGTTATGGTAATACACAATAATATTGCAATTTAGATACTTAAAATAAGTGAGGGTTTCGTCAATGCTGTGGAAAATATAGACATTTTCTGTTCCAATTTCCACGACAGCAGATGCCCACACTTCTGTATGGTCTTGACCTGCATATGTTGTCGTTTCAAAATCACCAACAAAAACCCTCCTCTTTTTTGATGATTTGTTATTCGCCAAAGTAACTTATAATCTCCTCTTGTGAAAATGCTGAACCACGTATTAGCATACCAAGTTCCACCAGTGATGCGTCAGATTGGTCATCATCGCTGTAAGTCAAGGCACTAACAAGCTGAGCCAAATCATCTCTTTTTATTTTTGATAATCTTCGACCTAATGCGTAGCTATCTCTTGACTTTTCTACGTTCAACAATTCTCTGATTGATTCTGCACGTTGTGAAGTTCTATCACTACCATACCTTATAAAGTCATCCAGTATATCATTGAACGCACCAATCGCTATCTCACCATCTTCGGGAGTGTACACTATTTCTCCTGTTTCGGTGTCTATTACTTTACCCTCTTTGTCTGTGATATATTGTGGCAAAGCGTTGTATACTAGTAGACCTGTTTCTCTGTCTATTACTCTACCAAATTCATCAACTTCATAGTAGATATTTGATGCGCCAGTTGTGATTGCTCTATCAAGTTCTGATTCTTTAATCTGTTCTGTAGTTATTTCACCAGCATTTTCTTCCATTCTTTTCAAGTTTAACCAACGTTCCATATCTCGTTGAAATGTTCTTGAACGTTCATATTCTCGTTCATGTTTTGTGCGTGCTCCCTTTCTACCCCTTTCACTTGCTTGCAGTTCTGCTCCGCGTGCTCCAGTCGTTATCTTTCCACTTCGTTCTTTGTATTGTGTTGAAGGCATATTTTTAAGATATTTTTCCGTGAATTTCTTCAAATAATTCAAACCTTCGGTTGTTGCTGATTTACGTTTCTTTGGTAACTTTCTTTCGTCAAAAATAAAGCCTTCATTCTGCAACTTTTTTATTCGTTTTTCAACAGTTTTATACTGATTTTCGTAGCGTTGTTTTACTGTTTTATGTTTAGCCATTACAACACCACCTTTAGAAATAAAAAAGAGGGAGCATAAGCCCCCTCTACGGTCATATAGTTACTTAAATGAGGCTGCAAGTGATGAAATCTTTACCAGCTCTGTTTTTTGATGGCATACGGTAAACTTTTATCATCCAAGGTTCTGCATCTCCCTCAAGCTCCATTGCAATATTTGTGAACGCAGACCAAAACGACTGACTGCCTGTTTTGTATCTCTGACCGTTGCGGTCAACTACGATATAGGTTTCATAATCTGCGTCCTCAGCTTTGTCGTTATGAATGGAAAGAACGGCATACCACAAGGGTTCAATCATAACGGCTTCAAGCTGTGTAGCTTCATCAAGTTTAATGGTATCTGTTGTGTCTTTAATCTGAATACGTTCTCTTGCTGTGAGTTCCTTGCTTGAATACTTAATCTCTACTGAATACATGTTTTTTCTCCTTTTCTTTGGTGGTGATTAATAGTTGTCAGTTGCTTGCTCTAGGCGGTAAAACCTTAGCGTGTGCGAGGAAATCATTCTCATCCATACCATACAAAGCATTGATGACTTCAATGTTCACTACTGCTGCGATTTTGAGGTCGTCTGTTTCATGCGCCTTGCGTACAGCTTTGAGAAGTTTTTCGTCTGACTCATATGTTCCCGACATGATGAATCTTTTGTTGATAGGTTCTGCATGGATTACATCTAAGCACATGCAATCTGCTGCGGTTGTTGTGACTGTTCTTGTCACCATTCTTTTTCTTGCCATAACACGTTCTCCTTTCTTTTGTTTGGCGTTGTTTTGTGCTACTGTTAGCACGATGCTGGTGTATAGGAGTCGAACCTATATGGTGCTAAGGAGGGACACCAGTTCCCGACCACCAGCGGGTAATGGTAGATAACCCCTTTATGATATTATATCATATAATAGGTATGCTGTCAAGACATTATCTGAAATAGATTGATAGCAGTTGTTTCTTGAAATCCTTCGTAATATCAAAGGCAATACGTTGTGCTGTTCTGCCATGATGAATCTCATTCATCATATTGTGTAATTCTGATTTGTAAACACAAGTACCATTCAGCCACAACTCCACAAAAAATGTGTCGCCTTTTATGAGAATAGTAGGTTTACATCTTGTGTGTACTCTGAGTGCCTTTTTGATGCACAACTTATATGTTTCAAGTGCTTCACGTGCACATCCTGTGTGTTCATTCATCGAAATCACCTTCTTCCTCAGGTGGTAACCCAATTAAGCACTCAGTTGTTGCGTATACGGTGGGATGATTGTCAAACATCGTGCAAAACATATTAGCATTAACATCTAAACAGCTTTGTGAGCAATTTCCGCATACTCTTGCAACAGGTATAGGGTCAACCATTAACACCAGTCTGCCTGTCATGTTCTCAAAAAATTCATACAGCACCATAGTGTGTTCGTGTATAATCTCTACTTCATCTGATGTTAAATCACGGTTATCACCAGCATCATCGCTTTGCATAATAAGCAAGTTACCTGCTAACATGGGTCGTAAGTCACCACTATCAAAAGCCATAGGGATAGGTTTTTCTTTTAATAACCCCTCATCATCAACGTAAACGGTGAACAATCTACCACCAAGCGAAACTCTTGCAACATCGAAGAAGGTTGCATCCAACAGTGGACAAATATCACGCCACGATTTTACATCAACTAATGTTATCTCTTTTGAATCAGTCTTTAATAAGATTGCCTTTGCCATGTGTCACACCTCCTCTTCTACTCTGTTCATATAGATTTGTAAAATAGTTGCAAACATATCAATAACATCCATGTTGGGATATTCCATCCCTTCTTTAATAAGGGTCAATATTGCTTTAGCTTCAATATAGGAATAACTTGAAACGTCAAGAGTAATAGGATTTTTTCTATATTCGTGAAGAAATTCTGCTACTGCCTTAGACATAATCTCTCTGTTTTCCTCGCTATATCTACCTGTAACTATTCCAGCACCGATTACTACGGATGCTGTCTTAATAAACATTCCATCAGTTGTATTGTGGTAATTACTATTCTTTTCAAACATCATAAACATAGTGTATTCTCCTTTTCTAATATAGGTTTCATTCAGTGTTTTGTAGCATTTTCATTAGGTTTCATTCAGGAATTGCACTAAAAATTCAATCCCTTGTAATACGTGCGTTGTCACGTGCGAACCTTGCGCCCATGAACCAGTATGTATCCTTTGGTGCAACGTGTACCGACAGGAATGTGCTATCCTTTAACGTCGGAAACTTGCGCTCCTTCTCACGTTTGGTGAGCAACTGGTAGCTGGATAAGATGCATCCTGTTTGTGTATCATATCCTGTTTGTAGTGACATGAAGTAACGAATAATAATCACCTCCAATCCGTGTTAATGTTGACAATAAATCTATCTGCAACCTCATCGCCGCAAAGCTCTGCACATTCGCAACCATCGCACTCCGTGCATTTGCAACAATCTACATACTCACCGTATGACACATCACCATCATCATACAATGTAAACTCAAAACGTCTATGTTCGCTAAGATGAATTGTTACTGTTTGTTTACGCATGATTACTTTTCCTCCTTATCTATACCAATTAACAAGCTCAAGATTATGTTCTTCAGTTAGATGCATTTTCGGGCAATAGTTATTACGGAACTTACGAATATGCTGGTAAGTGGTGCTGGAAAACCTTCCGATGCTGAATAACACACCAGTTTTCATGTCGTATACAGCAACGATTGTGCTATACGACTTGAGAATCATATGAGCTGGAGTTGTTACAAACCACGCTTGACAGTGGTTAACTCTGTGCTCTGTATCACGCCAAGCGTTATACAGGTACTCAAGACCACCATCGTAAAACCATTCTTCAATAGTGTTACAAGATACTTGGAAACTGTTTGTCGGATAATCGTACATTTCTTCTTCTCCTTTTCTTTGTTTTGTTTGTCGGCACTTTACCGAAAAAGCTGGAGCTGGAATCGAACCAGCTCTACACCATCAGCCTGTTATCTGTTGGTGTCTGTACTTGTCAGTGTCTAGCATCTCTGAGCCGTACATCATTCTAATAGTTGACATGTTATAGGTTTTACGAACCTTTGTGTAAGGGTCTGTAGTCCAGTACCAGCGTTTCTTTGACTTGGACCAGCGACAACCTAACGCTTTTAATTCGTTGCGGTAGTTGTATGTGTCACCGTGTATCCATAACCATGTTCCGACTAGTTCAATTTCAAAACCAAACTGAGCCAGCTTGCTTACAATATTGATAAACTGCTCTGGAGTTTCATGTGTACGCTTGTCACCAGTGTTCTCAAATGTTTCACCAGTTTTTGTGTTAGTGTGTACATCTTTGAGTCTGTTCCATGCTGATGTGTACTGTGCATTGATTTGCGCCATGATTGTATCATTACCACCATTATCAGTGTGATACTGTTTAGCAAGTTTATAGTATGTGCGTTTTACATCTTCCGCTGTCTTACAGTTGCTAAAATAGTTCTTCATAGTTATACCCCCCTTTTGTGCTATGAAATGTTATATGATTATCTACCCTTTATTGTATTATATCATATATTATAGGTACTGTCAAGTACCAATTTTAAGTACCAGGTTTTGCACTAGGTTTCATTCAGGTTTTGCACTGAAAAATA